TCACCCTCTTTATCCAAAGGGAAAGCGCTTGAACGGAAAGGAAAAGGTCATGACCAACCGCGAATTGAAACGATCGTGCAGGATGCCACCGGCTCGTATGGGCCAAATGTTGCAGAGTGGGCTCGGAGGATTCTCGGTGTGGAGCTCATGCCTTGGCAGCGCCACGTGCTCGACGGTCAGCTCAGCGTTGACGCAAACGGTCGATGGTGCAACCCTCTCTCACTTGTCAGCGTTGCGCGACAGAACGGTAAAACCGTTGCGCTCAAAGCGTTGCTCGGATGGTGGCTGACGGAATACAGCCTGGAAGCTGGGCCGCAAACGATTCTCTCGACTGCGCACCGGCTCGATCTAGCGACTGCGCTGTTTCAAGATTTGGCGCCGACCCTTGAAGCCAAGTTTGATGTGAAAGCGACGTGGGCTTACGGCCGTAACAGCATCAAGATTGGTGACAGTGTTTGGCACGTCAAAGCGGCCAGGCCTTCAAGCGGTCACGGTATGTCTGTCGACCTGATTATTGCCGACGAAGTGTTCGGTATTGATTCGGAGACTCTCGACATTGGTTTGCTGCCGACTCAGCGAGCTCGGCCTAATCCGTTGTGCTCGATGTGGTCTACGGCCGGCACCGAGGACAGTGTTGCGATGTTGCGTTGGCGTGAGCAAGGCATCCGCGCGATTGATGAGAACAAATCAACTGGCATCTATCTGGCTGAATACTCGCCGCCACCCGAAGCCGACCCGATGAGCCCTGGCGCGTGGGAGTACGCCAACCCGGCGCTCGGCCACACGCTTGACATTCGCACCATCGAGCAGGAAGCCAAATCACCAAATCGTGCTGGCTTTCTGCGATCTAGCGTGAACCTATGGGTGCAATCAGAGCTTTCGTGGCTTTCGCCAGGCAAGTGGGAAGGATGCGCTACCAAGCAGCCTCCGCTGCCTGGTGGCGTGCTCGCAGTCGAGGTGGCAGTCGACGACGGCCGCTACGTGGCGGTACGTTGCAACGGCAACAGTGCTGGGATGCTGACTGCGACTGTCGCATTCATGTGCGAAACCGTGAATCAGGTTTGGGATAACATCCGTCAGCAGTTGGCCTCCAATCCCGGCTTGCAAGTTGCTATCACGCCCACACTGGACACCAATTGCCCCTCCGATCTGCAACGTCGCAGGGTGCTTGTCGGCTATCAAGAGATTTGCCGTTTCACGTCAATCGTTCGCTCGCTGATCAATGAGGGCCGCGTCGCGCACACTGGCGAAACAATGCTGTCTGAACACGTTGGCCGTGCTGTCGCGGTCAAGACGCCTGGCGCTATCGCATTGAGCTCAACGAAATCATCCGGCCCGATCGAGTTGGCCCGGTGTCTCGTGTGGGCTGTCGGTCTGTCGTCGCGGCCGAGGCCGATGGTCAATCGACCTGTCATTGCATCAAGCGCCTAGACTGACTGCACGATGGCTATTTTCTCGCTCAAGCGCGGCACTCCTAACGACTCAAAGGCTCAAGTGGGCGCTGCTGCAGGCGGCAACCCTCTCGTCGGCAATTTCATCAATTACACGGCCGACTTCAACCGCCAGCAAGCCATCCAAATCCCCACCATTAGCCGAGCGCGCGACCTGATTTGCGGCATGATTGGCTGTTTGCCCATTCACCAGTACGCAAAGCAGTGGATGGATGACGATTACGAGGACGTCGACCTGCCAGACGACACATGGTTCCACCAGCCAGATCCCGGCGTCACACGCAACTTCATCCTCAGCTGGACTGCCGACGACCTAATTTTCTACGGCCGCGCATTCTGGGTAGTCACCAGCCGATTCGGCAACGGTTTTCCAGCCAGCTTCACTTGGATCCCTGCTGCTGACGTGCAAACACTTGACCAGGCTGGCCCACTTTGGTACGGCCCAAGCAAACAAGTCATGTTCCAAGGCTTGCAGCTTGACCCGAACGACGTAGTGCAATTCATTAGCCCAATTCAAGGCCTGTTGACGATGGGTGCTAGGGCGATTCGCACCAACATCAACCTTGACACCAGCGCCGAACGTTTCGCACGCAACCAAACACCAGCGGGTGTGCTCAAGCAGACCGAAGGCGAGCCGTTGAGCGCTGAGGAATTGAGCGAACTCGCAGCCGGCTTCGCAGCAGCGCGCAACAACAACGCGATCGCAGCTCTCAACCAGTACGTCGACTGGAAAGAGTCGTACATGGATCCGAGCAAACTTCAGTTGACCGAAGCACGCACATACCAGGCGCTTGAAATGGCACGCCTGGCAAACATTCCGCCATACCTTGTCGGCGCGCCAAGCGGATCAGGCATGACGTATCAAAACGCATTACAAGCACGCCAAGACCTGTACCTGTTTGGCGCAAAACCATACATTGACTGCATCGAGCAAACGCTCAGCATGAATAACGTGACGCCACGCGGCCGTTACATTTATCTCGACGTAGAGTATTACTTGGAGGAAGCAAATAGTGTGCCGGAGTCGGACAACGCTGCACCGACTCCGGCGCAACCCCCTTCAGGAATCGAGGACTAAATGCTCAAGCTGACCGCGTCAGACACCTTCATCGTCGCCGAGGATGGCGAATCTCCACGCACCATTTCGGGCGTCGCAGTGCCCTGGAACACCGAAGCCACCGTCTCAGACGGCACGCGCGTGATGTTTGAGCGCGGCAGCCTGCCAATCAACGGCAAGAAACCGAAACTGCTCAAGTACCACGACGACACCCAGCCGGTCGGCATCGTTACCAGCCGCCTAGACACCGAAAAAGGGATGCTGTTCACGGCTCGTATTAGCGCTACTTCCGAGGGCAACGACATGATTGAGCTCATCAAAGATGGCGCCGTCGACGCGGTTTCGGTCGGGGTCAACCCCACCGACTACAGATTCAACGATGACGGAGTCATGGTCATTACGGCTGGCGAATGGGTAGAGTTGTCGCTAGTCACCGCACCAGCATTCCGTGGTGCTACGATTACAGAGGTTGCAGCGACCGAAAGCAAATCCAACGAAACGGAGCTCCAACCAATGACCGACCAGATCGCAAGCGCCGCAAGCGTCGCCGAGACACCAGCCGCAACGCCGACATCGGCGCTCACGTTCGCCGAGCCGCGCCGCGTGCCCGGCCGTTTGCCCTCAGCTGCTGAATACATCAGCGCATTCATCAAGGGCGGAGACTCGTTCCGCAACCTGAACAGGCTCATCGTCGATCACCAGGCGTACCACAACCCGGTGCAAGCCGCTGCCGGTGACGAAGTCACCAGTGACGCGCCCGGTCTGCTCCCAGTGCCGATTCTTGGCCCGGTGTACAACAACATCAACTATCTGCGCCCGGTCGTTTCGGCCATCGGTGCACGTGCAATGCCTTCAGTTGGCGCCACGTTCATCCGCCCCGAAATCACAACGCACAGCTCGGTTGCTGAACAGTCAGCTCAACTCGACCCGCTTAGCTCGACCACGATGGTCGTGTCGTCCAACACGGTCACCAAGAAAACCTTCGGTGGCACCGTGCGCGTCGCAGAACAGCTGGGCGACTGGAGCGACCCAGCATTCGTCAACATCGTGCTGCAAGACCTGGCCAACCAGTACGCAGACGCGACCGACAACTACGCGGCCGACCAGCTCCGTTCTGGCTCAACCGACCAGGGCACTTGGGGTGGCACCGCCGAGACGATCTTGAATGAGATCTACGTTGCGGCCCAGCTCATTGCGGCCAACACCAACGTGTTGCCCACGCACCTGTTTGTTGACCCAGAAATGTGGGCCAAGCTCGGCGGCCTTGTCGACACCGCGGATCGTCCGCTGTTCCCGACCGTCAGCCCGTTCAACGCTGCAGGCACGCAAAACGCCGCCAGCTGGAACGGCAACCCGCTCGGCCTCACCATGGTCGTGGACAAGAACTTCACGGCCAAGACCGCCATCGTCGGTTGCGCAGCCGGTCCGTTCGCTGGATTCGAAATCTTCGAACAGCAGAAGGGCGCGGTCAGCGTTGAGAAGCCGGACATTTTGGCTCGCCAAATCAGCTTCCGTGGCTACTTCGCCACGCTGATGCTTGACGGCACCAAGTTCCGTCGCTTCACCTACGCCTAAATCGCATCCTCCAAGCGACTGAGACTGT